CCCTTGGTTGGAACAAACTTCATCTGCATCCCATAGGCGCGGATGTTGCCAATACGCCCGCGCACAGAACTATCCTCGGCAATAGGCAGATCCTCACCCAGACTCTGAGACAGCGTATACATCGCTGCCTCCTTATCCACGTTCTCGGAAATCATCGTAATCTGAGCATCGCTAGGCTCGTATTCCGATGACTCAACGTGGATCTCATAGGAGTTGAAGCTCTTGCGCCCAACATCAGCAAACGTGTACTGGCGGGTAGTTACCTCTGACTCAATTGGATATGGAGTAGATGCTGCACCGGGGCGGGTATAGATGTAGTCGAATGCATCAGGGCGTTCATCAAGAACGTGTACGCCGCCAAAGCTGTTAACGGCGTATAGCTTGTTCACTCCACCTGCTCCGCTGACAATCAGATTGGCAATGTTCCAGCCGTTCTGGTCAATCAGATCCATGCTCTCCCAGCCCTCGTTCAAAAGGTTGTAGATCAGGATAGCGTTGTTCGTCGTGCTGTTATCAATTGGTACTGCAATCCAATAGCGATTGTCATGATAAACAGCTACTGCATTTTTAGCGTAGTCTGGGTTAATCCGCTTAATTAACGGATTAATGGGATCAGACAATGGCAGTCCAGCACCACGAAGGTTATACAAGTCTTGAAACTGCGTAGCATAGATTCCGTTGTCAGATAGGAAGAATATCTTGTCTCCAATGGTAACGACACTCTTTTGCGCCACTAGACCTGCCTCGCGAGTAATTTCCTTAAGGCTGATATCAGCCAAGGAGCCGCTAAGGCCCATCATTAGGTGGATGGAGTTGCGATTGAACACTACAGCGTTGTCCTCCGTGAACGGATGAACATATTGCAAGTAGTCTGCAACACCAGCAGTAACCTTTAGCTGGTTAAGGATGCGGTCGTAGGTATTGCTATCAAAGATGTCAGACAGAAGTAGCTCATCCCGCACATTGCGACTCGTGATGGTTTCGCTACCGCTGCTTCCCGTAGTGTCGTAGAAGTAGGGCACAATGATGCGCCGCTGATGATAGACGCCCCATGCGGGCGCAGGCATATGGGTGAACCCAAGTTGAGAAGGCTGCTTCTTGGCATACACTACCTTGGTTGCCGCGCTATCAGGAACCTCTGCGTAGAACGTAAAACTGCCTGTTCCCGGCACCGTAGCTACAACGTATGGTTCACTCTCGGAAAGAGTTGTGGTTCCATTATCTACCACAAACACACGGTCGCCAACATTAAGGCCATGAGAGGCTTCTGTAACTGTGACAACACCATCTGCAATCACCGTGTTATTCGATGCATCCAAATAGGTGGTTGCCGCGTATGATCCATTGGCAACCTTGGTAAAAGCAGGACTTCCACTAAGGCTTCCATTCCACTCCAGCGCGGTAGCTCCATCGCGGAAGATGAATACCTTGTTGAAGGCTTGAAGCATATTTACCGGAGAAGCCAACGTAATGTTCGTTGGGTATGAAATCGTAGTGATAGCCTTCGTGTTCATATTGATGGCTATTGCGTTATCAAACAAAGCAAGAATGATGTATTCTTGATTGCTGCTTGATGGATCAGAAAACAAACATGATCCAAAAGCACCATTTAACGCAGTTTCGCCAACAATGGCACCGCCAGCTTTAGAGGCTCCGGTAACTGAGTAAGTTTCGCTACCAGTAGCTCCAGCAATCTGATAGGTAAACGTAGTGTTTCCAGTTACGGTAATGGTTTGATTCCCGTTGGGATCAACCGCACCAGTTCCAACATCAACAATCGCTACGGCATACGAAGATGAAAATCCGTGATTTGTTGATGTAGTGATTGTTACAGTTGTGCCAGATCTCGTAGCTGAGCTAATTACTACTTGAGGCCAAATATAAAACGGAAGGGTAAGTCCCTCGTTTACTGAACCAATCGTAGGCCCAAATGTATCTACACCGGGACGGACTTGCCACGTCCCGTCCACGTTCATTCGTCCATTAATGGACATGGCAAGCTCGCCAGCCTTCAATTGGTCTGGGCGTAGCCGATTGCCAAATCGGGAAAAGCCGATGTCGGCATCCTCTGCGAGTTGGCTGTCGCGAGGACCGAAGTTGCTGTAACGAGCCATGACGGTAGTTTACACTATCCGCCCGCTCAACTACTTCATCTTTCGACGCTTGAAATCAACGCCCTTGATGGTGCCCTTGTTGCGAGAAGCGTAGAACACTTGTTCGCCGCGCTTCTTGCCATACTCTTCCATCATGGCCTTCTTGATCTTCTTACCCTTCTTAGTGAGTGGCATGGTTAGCGATACCTAGCGGTTTTCTTAGCAATGTTCTTGGGCTGCTTAACAAACTGTTTACCAGCCTTCATTCCCTTGCGCTTGGCCCTATTGGTCGCGGCCTTCTCGGCGGGACTCAGGCTTTTCCAAGCGGCATCAGGGAGATAACGTTCTCCCGTCTTGAGGCTGGGCTTGCCGGAGGACGTGCGCCACTTTTGGCGGGTCCAATCGGCTAAACTGCGCTGCTGGGGTTTGAGTGGCATTGATAACTTCCTCGTTCTTTTAAATACTGTGACGCAGAAACCAATATTTCTGGGCTGTCCTTAAACATTCCTAGTGCTCGATTACAAGTTTTACATAAAATACCACGAAACGCACCAGTTTCATGGTTATGGTCTATCGCACTATTCTCCATTGATATGGCAGATGCGCAGATTGGGCACTTACCGTTTTGCGCTTCATAAGCCTCGACAAACTCTTGGGGAGTTATTCCGCGTCTAGAGCACCTTTTAACAATCGTCCATTTATCCTTTTGCCTGTACTCGCCAACCCTTTCTTTGTTTTCCGTTGTCCAACGAAAGTGCTCTTCGTAAAGGCAGGTGTTGCAGCGGCTTTTCAATAAATGTTTTTGGTTGCCGCCCCTGCTCCTAAAACAACTAAGGGCTTTTTCCTTCTGACATTTAGAGCAGGTCTTAACTTGTATATCCGCCACCACGAGCCTTATATTTCTTTGCAAGTAATTGACTTTTCCTCGCGGACCATTGGCCGGGACGACCGCCCTTGCCGCCAGCCTTAATCGACTCAAAGAGCCGCTTACGCATGGTAGGCTGGGTGTACACGCCAGCAGAGTTTACTGTTGAACGACGTTTCACGAACAAGACTTGCGCTTGCCCATTTCACACTTGCGCTTTTTGCAGTTCATTTTGCCCTCCCCTTCGTCTTCATCCTCCATCATGTCTTCAGCGTCTTCAAAAGCCTCTTCGGCTTCCTTCATGCGCTTGTAGAGCATGAACTCCTGTTTCATTGAGCGGTTTTTACGGTTTTCCTTCATGGTTAACAGTCCCAAGCCCGCCGACTCCAATAGTTAGCGGAAAGTTTGTTGGTCTTGCCCTTGATGCCGCCAGACCGAGCGCAGTAGCTCTTCTTGCGGGCAGGTTGGTTCTTCTTGATGCTCATGTTAGCATCCCCAAAGCGGACGATGCGTTCCTGCCCATTCTGGCAGGCTTTGACGACGAACTTCTTGCCGCCCTGCACGTCCCTGCGTGGGACATTGCATTTCATGGCCTTCTTATTCATCGCGTTTTAGGATCTTAATGAGCTTGGTAACGGTGTAAGCAATCGACACTAGAACGAGGATGAATGCCGCAATCTCATTCACTTGAGTAAGGGTGATCGTTCCCAAGGAGCCTCCTACGCTTACCGCGATTACTTTAGTGATTTCGTTATCGAAGATCATTTGCGGATAAGGCTGGTCATACGGCTACCGAACCACCACGCAACTGACGTACCCGCCAGCATCATGAAGCTCTGGATGGCTTCAGCCTTCAGGTATTGGTCCTCGATCAGGAAGAAGCTGATGAAGGAGCCAAGCACTAGGCCAATGGTAAGGAAGGGACGGGTTACAGCGCGGACGTTAGCTGCCCACGGTGCCACCTTCTCGGTCATGTCGCTTGCAGATGCGGACTGTGACGCCGCAAATGCATTCCATGCCGCAAGTGCCTCAGCACTAGCAGCTTGCTTATCAAGCATATCCAGCGCAAACTTGTTATCCTGCTTCTTTTCCCAGATGCGAATAACCGACGTAGCAACGCTGCCGAACAGTCCAAAGAGACCGCCCGTGCCAGCATTGAAAAGAAGCTCGGACCACCAACTCATGTCGTGTAATTAACCTGAGCCATTGCTCTCCAACGAGTTCCACCATCATCTGTAACAAATACAAACAGATGGGATTTGCCAGTACTTAGGCCGGGAGCATTATCATTGGGCCAAGTTACTGAAGCTGGCCAAGTGATTGTTCCTGAAGTGTTTTCAATTTCAAGCGCAAAAGCGTAAGCACCGCTAGGCACATTGCTAAATGTAAACGTGCTATTTGAGCTAATCGTTTTGGTGAAATAATTGCCAAGCGAACAATCAATATCCAAAGCACTTACGGCAGTTACAGATCCCTTGTACTGTCCAGTAGTTTCAAGACTTGTAAACTTGCCTATATTTGGCGTAGACGTGCCAATTGGACGCGGACTTCCAAATGCTTGAGCAGCCGTGGTCTTGCGAAGAGCTACGTCTGCCGCGCTATGCACCAAAATCGTATCAGCATCAGCTAGTACCGTCTTGGCTGTTTGATCCGTAACGGCACCGGGAAGCAGTATGGCATCATCAACATGGTCGTTGAGATTGGTTGCCGATACGAGGTTTGACGGGGAGGTCGTCCCGTAGGTGGTGCCTTTTTGGATCTGGGCCATAACCTAAGTATATCAGGGCTTTACGGGCCAAACCACATCATGTGGAAATCCAGACTGGCTAGGAATGTCGCGTAACGATTGGCGGTAAGAAGTCCATGCAACCTTAGCCGTATTGTCCAACGGAGTGTCGTTAAGCTGGGTCCAGTCACTTGCCGTCAATAGACGATTACGCTGTTCGCGAATTGTTTGCGCCTTCTGATTGGCAATTTCGTTAAGTTCTTCAGCCGTATACTTCGCCCACATCTTTACCTCAACCACCTCATACGGATGGATGATGAACATGGAGCCAACATACTTATCTTCTACGGCTCCTTCATCAATGCGTACAGGAAGCCAGCCTAGCGCACGCAGATCTTCGTCATTCAGAAGATCAAGGCCCGAAACATTGCGCCAAGAACGTGGAAGTCCACGGGGTCCATCAACAATAACATTATTCTCTACCAGACAGTAGTTCATTTTCGTAGTTTAGGGCTTTGATTTCCTCAAAAGGGTGGGTCCAGTCGCCATACTTCTGCTGACGAAATAGCCGCATTGAGTTGTAGTAGGGCGTTTTAGGGCCGGGTTCTGCATACAGATAATACCCCATTACTGGGATGACAACCCACGTTGGAACGCCCATTGCCGCAGAAAGGTGGCTTACGGACGTACAGGACGAGATTACGAGGTCGCAGGTGCTGATGGCGGCTTGAGTATCATCCCATGTATCAAGGGCCACCGTTTGCACCCAATCGGGCTTGTATTCCAAGTCTGCGTCCCGTTGCAGGCTAATAAACTCTACGTTGTCTCGTTTGACGGCATCGAAGAATAGGGGTGCCGGGAATAGCTTGTGGTGTTGGGCCTCAAACTGCTTGTTGCCCGACCAGCGCAGGCCAACCCGCAGCTTCTTGGAATAGCCAAGGTACGGGATCTTGGAGAGATATGGGTAGCCATAAATCATCTCCTTGGAAAGATTCATGTATACCGGGGCTGACATAGCTGCCATCCAAGCATCGTGATAGATGCCGTATTCCGCGCCATGCTGCACTACCGCCGAACAGAGGTTGGAGTTGTGAACAAAGCGCACTAGCTCTGGGGAGCAAGAAACGATAATGTCTGCTACTCCAGTTTGGCGAGCATTGCGGATATAGCCTAACTGATGGATCTGGTCGCCCAGTCCTCCTTCAAGGTACATGAGCAGCGTAGCGCAGGGCTTGCCGTTCCACTCAGGCTGGGGTGTATTTGGCGGGCTGTTGCCAAACGCCCCTATCTTACGGCCACGGTAGAGTAGTTGATGGCCGAGGCGAAAGTTGCCGTCGCGTAGTTCGTACCACCCGCGATTGAAAGCAGCACGAGAATCATTTGGACGCTCAATTGCTAGTTTATCTGCAATGCGTTTGCCTTCATCAAAACTGCCAATCGTAGACGCAGATAGCTGTAAATCCAGATCATCAATCGTGGGCAAAGTAACTGGAGTTTTTTGCCAAAATTCTGGCTGGCAAAATTGAGCATAGTGATATCCCAGTACGTCTTTAGCGGATTGATTGTGTTGGCGAGCAAGCCTAGGCTTGATGTCATGCATCCCAGAGTAACCGTGAAGATTTTCATCATCTTCTTTTACGGTTGATCCATCGATGTTATTAAAGTCGTAAGTAAATGCTGGCAGCTCAAGAAAATCGTGAATCCGCTCAAGTTCCCACTTGGGGTTTGCGAGTAAGTCTTCGTACTCAACAAAAAGAAAACACTCAGGAAACGCACGGTATCCTGCTTCTAGGCTCTGGTAGGCTGCCTTTAAATGGGAAAACAGCTCTCCCCTTTCAACAAATTCAGTTAAGTCAACAGGTTTAGCAACGCGAACAAATGAAGCAGCGCAGTCTGGAATATTGCGAACAGTCGCAATAATCTTTGGCCTTTCCTTGAGAATTTGAGCCATTGCCTGAATTATGGCTGGGATTGGCCACCCACGACTCTTATCTATTACAATTGGCTTTTGCGTTTCATTGCCATAAAACGTAGTGGCAACTGTTCGCATAACATACTCCAACTTCTTTTGAGACGCATTTGCGTCTTTTAGTAGTGGAGTGTTTTTCCATGTGTTTGCCAGTCCGTCTAACACATGGACAAGCCCCGATGTTGTTGAAACATGGGTGCTTGGATTCTGATTAAGAATAGCTGAAAGGACAGTAGATCCTGACCTCGGAACCCCAGACAAGAAATGAAGTCTGGGTAAATTTGTTTTAGGCATTTGTGATGGCTGCTGAGTGAGCACCACCAGCATCACACACGCTCCAAGTAGTCAAGGCTCCAATTTGTACTGGAGATGAACGATTTGTAGCAGTTCCATCTCCAAGTCTTCCCAAACTATTAAGGCCAAATGCCCACAAAGAGCCATCTGTTTTGATTAACAGAGAATGGTTAGTTCCACATGAAACGCTTGACCAATTGGTTAGTGCGCCAACTTGAGCTGGCGATGATCGATTGGTTGTGTTTCCGCTCCCAAGTTGCCCACTAGTATTAAGACCCCAACTCCAAAGGGTGTTATTGGTTTTAATTGCAACGGTGTGGTTTTCTCCACTTGCAATTTTGCTCCAATCGGTAAGCGCACCAATTTGAACTGGAGAAGACCTATCTGTGGTGTCTCCAAGTCCGAGTTGGCCTTGATTATTTCTCCCAAAAGACCAAGCAGTTCCATTGGTTCGTACAGCAAACGTGCTGTACGATCCGCCTTCCGCAATCGACCAAGTGGTTAATGCTCCAACCTGAACTGGTGAAGATCTATTGGTTGCATCATTTTGGCCAAGCTGACCGTAAAGATTGCTTCCCCAAGTCCACAATGTGCCATTGGTTTTAACAGCAACACTATGAATTACTCCACCGGAAACTGATGCCCAGTTGGTTAATGCACCAATTTGAACCGGAGAAGAACGATAGGTAGTGCTTCCATCACCTAATTGGCCACCATCGTTTTTACCCCAAGCCCAAAGGGTATTGTTTGTTTTAATTGCAAGCGTATGCTTGTAACCACAGGCAACAGTAAGCCAATCTGTTCCAGATCCAATCTGAACCGGAGAAGAACGATTCGTTGTATCTCCAAGACCAAGTTGGCCATTTGCATTTAGACCCCAAGCCCAAAGCGTTCCATCATCTTTAATTGCTACGGTATGCTGATAACCAGCAGATACCTTTAGCCAATTAGTTAGTGCCCCAACTTGAACTGGCGAAGAACGGTTAGTTGTATTTCCGGTTCCAAGTTGGCCAGCAATATTATATCCCCAAGTCCAAATTTTATACTGAGGACCACCGGGGCTGCTCCCACCAAGGGCAAGTCTAAGAATATTTGGGTCCATGATTAATTAACGTAGTCAACAAGAGAAGCCCCACGCCACCGAGTGCCACCATCATCGGTAACAAAAATAAAGATGTGCGTTTTGCCAGTAGTTAGTGTGGGAGCAGTATCTTTTGGCCATTTAACAGTAGCAGGCCAAGTAATCGCACCAGATGTGTGTGTTACTTCAATAGCAAATGCGTAGGCACGGCTAGATGGGGGATTGCTGAACGTAAACGTAGAGTCAGCCGCAATCGTCTTCGTGAAGTAGTTTGCCGTAGAGCAGTCGATGTCTAGCGCAGATACCGCCGTGATGTTAGAGGCATAGTTGCCATCCAAGTCTAACGTACTAGCCGGGGCACTCTGATTAATACCAATACGATCTACGGAAGCATCGCTGAAAAACAGATGGGTCTTGCTATCACCCTCGATGCGAAAGTCCTTGTCGGCACCGGCCTCGTTAAACGTAAAGGTGCCGCCATCAAAGCCCACATTACCAGTAGCATCCAACGTGGTGAATTTACCAGAAGCAGCGGTAGTCGCTCCAAGAGTCGTTCCATCAATTGCGCCACCAGTAATAGCAACATTGCTAGCTGCCTGACTAGAAATGGTGCCGAGCGTTGGAAGCCCGCTAAGATCAGAATACTTACCGCTAGTAGCTACCGTAGCAAGGGTTGGCGTTCCGCTAAGATCCGCGTATGCACCAGTAGTAGCTACAGTTGCTAGCGTGGGAGTTCCGCTGAGATCCGAGTATTTGCCCGTAGTTGCAACGGTAGCAAGTGACGGAGTGCCAGATAGATCGGAATACTTTCCAGACGTGGCTACAGTTGCCAGACCGCTGATATTAGCCACCGGAACCGTACCCGTGCTAATCGTGCCGAGGGTCGTGATGTTCGTGCTACCAGCCCAAGTGCTCAGGGCCGTATTCTCAACATTGTTGAGGCTGAGCGCAGTTTTGACATCAGCAGCAGTACGGTTTTCCCAACGTTGGTCGGTGCCGTCATAAACAATAAAGTCGTTGTTAGCCAGCGTGCCAAACTGCACGTTGCTATCCGTCTCACCAAGCGAAGAGCCATGGGATACACGGACAAGGATTTCTCCAACCGTCGATGAAACAACAACAACCGCAGCCACCTCAACGCGTGGGTTGGGTGCAGTAGGAACGACCTTTGTAAGTCCGCCAGTAACAGCAGGATTGTAGTAGAGGATGTCGCCAGCCGCCCAAGTCTCTGCTCCACCCGTAGTGTTAATGTTACGGACAAATCCAAACTCTTGGACAACGCACCAGTCATTAAGTGCCGCGCCTTCAGCAGCTACGCCAATAATGTAATTACCTTGGCTAGGGGTTAGGCCCGTGGCGGGCTTGCCCTTAATCTGACCAGACGAGCCGACAACGCCATCAAACATGATGACCTGTCCAGCGGTGATAGCAGCACTAGCCTTAACGCGGTAGAACATGGACTCGCCAATGTTCTGCGTTACAACGCCGCCCTTGAGCATTACGCTCAGGGTGCCAGCACCATCGTCATTGTTCCAATAGAGCATCCCAGCCGCAGGCGTGGGGGTTGCAGCTGTATCAAACTGGACAAAATCAGGGGTGGAAATGCCACCCGTAAGGCCAGTAATGGACGTAATGTCCGAGTTGGCCCCAGACGCTGCTGCGCCCAAATTGGTACGCGCATCGGAAGCGTTAGTAGCTCCTGTTCCACCCTGACTAACAGGGATGGTGCCAGACACAGTAGCCGAATTAGGCGTGTCCAGCAACAGCGTCTTAAAGATGTCCATTTTAGAGGTAGTTGAGTTCCTGCGCCTCGATTACGGCGTCGGTCGATCCTTCGCGGATTGCGCGGGCTTTAAGGGCCATAGTGCGCGTCCAGTAGGCCGAGCTATTGGCTGGCAGGCGGAAGCCCTTAGAAGCCGTAGGATCGGTGGTTCCGTCAAAGGTAACGCGGATATCCGCTCCATTTACCTGAATCAACAGATGTTCCGTGTCCGTAGCCAGCGTCCAGTCAAGAAACGCGACCGCCGAGGAACTCACCGTGCGCTGCTTGTGAAGCGTGCCATTCTGGGGAATGGCCTGCGATGGGGTATTGACGATGCGTGCGTTAGGCATGGCTTAGATCGAGAACGGGGTGGCGTGTACCGCAGCGTCCGTGGAAGCCGAGCGGATAAACTTGGCAAGACGAGCAGTTTCCTTGTTCCAAAAAAACGGCTGCACCCCGGCCTTGAACAAATGTCCGTTGGATGCCGTAGGGGTGGAGCCGTCAAAGGTTACCATAACATCCGCACCCTGCACATCAATCAGAATGTACTTGGTCTTGGAGTTTGACCAACCAGCGGTGAGGCTAACAGCAGCCGTGCTAACGGCCAAGCGTTCATCAGCTTCGCCCGTGGGCTGCGGATAGAGATTAACAACGAGTGAATTATTCATGATTAGCGAAACTGACGTGAAGTATAAGTAGAAAAACGGCGATACAAACCATTCATATTGCGTTGCTGACTAGCCTTCTGCATCTCCGTATCGAGGTACATCTGCGCCACTTGCTCCTCGGCCATAGCCTTGTCCACTTGACCATCCATGCGGAGGAAGTCGGCGTATGTAGCGTGTGCGGCGTAGTAAAACCACTCCTGCGGAATGTTGGAAGAACCCGTAGTATACGGGCCATCCCAGATGGCTTTGTACGTTACCCAGAATCCAGTAAGGTCTGGGTAGTTGTCGATCAGCTTGGCCCCATCGACATCGACGTAATACTCGTACTCCCAGCTACCACCGTTCTTGATGGGGTTACGGTCGTGCAGACGGGCAAAGATTTCTACGTCCGGCATAGTCACCGGAGTTAACAGCCCCGTGCCAGTATAGGTTTCAGTTCCCGTGCCGCTGGGAAGGTCGTAGGTAACGGTCTGCCCGTCAACAGAAGTGATTTCGTAAGTGCCGTTTGGGCTAACACTTCCAGATAGTCCGCTAATAATTACCTTTTGGCCAACTGTTACGTCAAAATCAGATCCACCAGTAACAAAAGTTACAGTTTGTCCATTTCGCGTAACAGCAGAAGCCATTCTGGTTCCATTGACCGAATCGTAGCTATACGGAACGTAGCCATTGGGCGCGGGACGCGCATCCAGCCGCATATAGCGCGGCCACACGTCACACGCATCATACGCCTGCCGCAGCCGACGATTAGCCATCGCCAGAATCTTGGTGGATTCGGTCGGCGCAAACTCATCCACGCCAGCGAGGGCGCGGATAA